GATGGGCATAGGCATAAGCGCTCATTTCGCGGTAAGTTATGCGGTAGTCCATGTCATTGCGGGTGTAATTCAAGTGCCAGTTGTAATCGCGCCCGATGGAAGTGCAGAAGTCTTTGTCCCATTCTTCAGGGATAAACTTGCCTTCTTCTACTTTGGCAAACTTGCGCGCCCACTCAAGCGTCCTTGCGTTGCCCCAGCGCATTTGGGTACGAACGGGGTAACCGCTCACTTGCCCGACGTTCGGGAAATATTTCATCAACTCAACCTGCGCTTTGAACCAGTTTGGGTAAAAGTACATGTCATCATCGGCCACGCCTAAAATGACATCTGGTGGAAGCATGCGAATCAACCCGGCGCGGGCGTTTGACAGCCCAACGTTATTTGACAGCACCACGTAATCAGGCTTGTATTCATTCAACAGCCAATCCCTGAATTCCTGACATGAGCCGTTATCCCAAATCAGAATCTGACAATCTAACCCGGCGTTCTCTCGCATCGTGGTTAGTGAAGTCTTTACCACCTCAAATCTCTGCTCGTGGTAGCCTTCAAAATTCGGTAAATGAATTATGGAACTGGCAATGTAAGGGGCGTAGCCGTCCGCTTTTGCTTGCCTGTTCGGATTCATTTCAGTTCGCACGAAGTTGCTCCATTTCTGTTTTCATTACTTGAATATTGCGGTGTTCCAGGCTGTTATCCCTGAATAGATACTCCCCTAACGCGTGCGGTATATACCAGAAACCGACCCCATTTTCAGCCATTCTGCGCCACATGTCATAGTCGCACGAAACGATCAGCCGCTCGTCAAAATAGCCTAATTTCTCGTGCAACGACCGCCTCCACATCGGCATCGGGCCGATGATTGACCGCCTCCGAAGCTCGTCTTTTATTGTGCTGACTTTCCCCTCCGCAAAGTGGACGCGCTTCCAATAAGTCGAGCGATTCCCAACCCGCTTCATCACGTCTGAAAATACCAGCCCGATTTCTGGATTCTCATCCAGAACGTTCGCCATTGTTGCAAGCCCATCATCCAGGAACACGTCATCGGAGTTAGCCGTTACCAGATATTCACCGCTTGCCAGTTTAGCCGCGTCATTCCAAGCCTTTCCAATAGTGGGTACGTCCGGCGTGATAATAATCTTTACGTCTTTGAACCCCTTTGCGATCCAATGTTCAGGCGAATTGAGTTTGCAAACCACAATGATTTCATTCCCGGCAAGGTTGTCCAAACGTTCTTCCAAATAGTTGGCACAAAAGTAAGCACTGACTAAGGCACTGACTTTGCTTTTTGCTCTTACCATTTATGCCAGTCTCCACGCTTGAACACATCCAACGCGCTTTTAGGCGATAGGTTGACCACCCTGCCGCCTATATTTTCAAATGCCTCTCTTGCTAACCTGTAAGCGATTTCAGATTTTTTCAAGTCAGGCGCGTTCCATTGCACATTGCTGAAATAGGAACTATCAAAATGATTCGGGTCTACTTCGCCCGCCGTGAGTTCCTGGTTCGGCTTGCACTCGAAGGTATAGCGGTGATCAATTCCAATCAAGCCGATTCGTTTGTACCCGTACCAGTAAGCAATCTGCAACAGCACGCTTGTCACGGTGTAACCCGCTCCATAGAAACCTGGATGGGTAGAAAACTCTGGCCGGCGCAAGTCGTGTATTTTGTAGCAGTCAGGGATAAGGTCAGCCGTTGCCGCGTCAATATACTTCTCGCATTTCAGTTCTGATATTTCTGTGCGGTATTGCCTTGTCACCAACGGATTCACGCACGCATAAACGTCAGGCGTGAACTTCAGGTAGACGCGGTTAGAGCCGAATGTGAAAAACCGCTCCAGAAACTCATTCGGCACGTTAGCCAGCGAAGGCCCGTTGCCGATAATCAGACAGGTTTTCACGCTCTTGCCTCCGCCATGATTTCAACCGCTTTTTGACCGCCGGCCATGCGTTCGTTCTGATCGTGGATCGCCATCAGGTTTTTACTCTCGATGCTGATACCGGACAATAGTCCAGCCTTGCCAACCACTTTGATGTATTCTTCAACCAGTGCCAGATATTCGTCACAGCGCCGGCTTCGATAGCCTTTACTTGACGCTTGCTGGAGTTCCTTGTCTTTGGCTTTCAAAGCGTCCGACACTTCCCTGATATTCTGCTGATGCACTTGCCAAGCGTTGATATTCGAGTTGTATTCGGTTTCGTAAACCTGCCGACTGATAAAATAGTTCCCGGTCTCGGCTTCCATGATTTTGCAGGCTTTGATGTGGTTCTGGTTCACCTGAAGCGCGCCGTCACTCATATTGAACTCGTGAGACAGGTTAGCGCAATTGTTAGCGTAGGTTTCAAACGACTTCATGCCGACCTTGTAATCGTTTCGATAAGCCTCCACCGTGTCGGTGAACAATAGTTTCGCTTGCTTGTATTTCTCAAGCGTCTGTTTGGCATTTTCAGCATACAGTTTTGAGCGTTCTTCGTATGTCTCAATAGGGATGGTTATGTCGCCTTCATAGCCGTACAATAGCGACTTAAAGAACTTTGGACTGTGGAAGTCAACCTCGACTCCCTTGCCAACCGCCACGCCGCACCAGTAAGCCACGCAAGGGCGTTGATGCGCGTACTCGGTGTTGGTCTCCATCTCCACGCCGTAAACCTCAATACGCTTGTAGCCGGCGTAAACAGCGTAAGCAATCGCGTAAGCAACGGTGTTTGTGAAATACCATTCTGCGCCTTTGAAATAGTCTTTCATTTCTTCAAGCGGAAAACGTCTTGACATGGGGACATCATCGTACTCGTCAGCCATGAAGACGGGAGTTTCTGTGTTAGTTTTTAGCCAGTCGTAATGCCCACGGTCATTGCGGTTTTGAGATGATCTCCATACCACCGGCTTATGCAGTTGCATAACGTAATCAGCACGCGCAACCGAGCCGCGAGACAGCATCTCATTCATCACAAATACATCACAATCAGTTCGGGTCTGGTCGAAGTCCCCTAACGTCGCGTGGTGCATTCCAAGTATTACAGCAGTCTTTTTCAATTCAAGCCTTTCTACTACGTTGTCGGTGTTTCCCTGAATTTGAGTGGAACTGAGAAGGACGCCATTTGCGTAACCACCCGGTCCCATTGTGCCGGCATAACAGCGAAGGTCACAGGGAAAACAATCGTGTCCACCTTGCCGTTCAATGTTGGATCGCCAGCCAGTCTTCGTAAATATTCTGGAATGATGTTGTTCAATTCGGTGTAAGCACTCTTCATGCTCATTCGGTTTACGTGGAAGTCCACCTTCACCGTCAGCAACAGCCTTGCGGTGGTCGAATCATCTATCGAGCCAGTTCCATCTGAGATGTAAGCAATAGCGAGCGGTAATACAGTCGCGTCTTCTACCGGGTAGGAAGGCGCTCCCCTGACAGTCGTGCTGGTTATTGCCAAAGCGTGGTATTGCAAGCGTGCAATCGCATCGTCAATTATGCTCATTAGATCACCGCCACGTTGAATATCTTATAGCGCTGTAAAATCATCTTCACGTCAGGGTCAAGCTCTTTCATAAAGTACATTTCGCCTAAGTTCACATTCGCGCCGGCATCCTGATAGCCTTGCTTAGCTCTCATAAACCAGCGCACCGCCTGAATCTTGCAAGCTTGCTCAACGTCATCCGGCGGAGTAGCCGACCAGCCAAACACGCCGGTCACCTTCACACCCTTGCGAGTCGTGCCCCATGTGCCCTTCGAGCCGGCATCGTTGTCAACAATCAGGCTCATAATCGGCATGCCAATCGAAGCGTAGTTATAAGGCGACACGAAGAAGTCAGAGTCAACCGTCCAGGTTGTATAGTCGGTAAGCGCGCGCCCACCGCTCTCACTCACAGCCACAGAAGTCAAACTAACCATCGGGTCAATGTATTGCTGTTCTTCACCGCTGCCGTCAAAATAGCGGGTAGCATCATCAGTAGTCGGATAAAAGAAGTTATCCCAACCACCGACATAATGGTCGATCATGCGCGAGGCAGCGGTCACCATGTTACCCAGAACGGTGTCGTAGGTTGAATCCGTTACGTCAAACAGCGGCGAATCAGGAATGTCCGCTTTTATCTCTTCGACTGTCACATAATCTGCCATTTATCCTCCAATG